CATTGGCCCTACTGTGAAGTACGCTCCTTTTATCGCTCTGGGGACTAGCCGTATGGCTGCTAGGCCATTCCATACTAAGGCTGCTGAGCAGCTCCGATCCCGCATCGGGGATCTGGACATGAGTGCTACCACGCTAGGACTAGACTGATGATTGAAGATGTAGAAAGCCACATCCAGGTGTTAGGAGCCCCCATATGCAGGGGTTACCCCCACACCACAGTTAGGCCCCCTTACATCGTGGTGAGGCCTCTCAGCAGCACTGCTGAAGCCCAAAGCCTGGAGAGCACTATGGTGTGGTCAGGCGAGTATGCTGTGTACTGTGTGGCAGATACCGTGTGGGGCTCTGCCAATCTGGCCATGGATGTTAAGAAGCTCCTGGACGGAGTGTACATTGATGGTACCACCCTTACCGCTAGCATGAGCTATACAGGTAGCCCTGTACAGGGGCTGTATGAGTCCTTAGTAACGATCCAAAAGATGGAGGTATAACACACTATGACTGTAACATATAAGGTCGTACGACATAAGCAGGTCGGTAATCACTATGTGGTCCGAGCTGAGAATGTAGATCCAACCACAGAGGAGGTCATCCGGGAGCTCTCTCCCACAGAGAACCCCCTCAACTACCCAGATAAGCCTGTAGATAACCGACCAGCCCAGAGTGTGGTCAGCCCTCCCTCTGGTGACTCTAATCTCAAGAAGAAGGAGGAGAAGTAATAATGCCTGTCACTCAATGGGACCCGGCGACCATTGTAAGTCGTGGTAATATTAATGTGTACATCGTCCCTACCATCGCGGATATCACTGCGCCTAAGCTCACGGAGTTGGATGCTTCTAAAGCAATCGGTTGCTCTGTGACCAACTTCAACGCTACTAGCTCTGTAGACAGCGAGAAGGTAGATTGGATCTGCCGTACTGAATCTGAAGAGCTCGCAAGCACGACCACACACTCCATCGACGATCTGACCATCAAGGTCACCGGTCAACAGGATGATGACTTGATCACCGCCATGAAGATCGGTGATGTGATTTACATTGTCCGTCGGGATGGTGTAGAGAGCAGTGCTGCTCTGGCTGTAGGTCAGGTAGTGTGGGTGTGGAAAGCCGTGGTGACCTCTGTGGATCCTACCGAGGCTACAAACGCCTTTGTGGGTGTTACAGCGCATGTAAACGTACGTGCACGTACTAAGACTCCGGTGAAGGTGGTGGCGTGATGTCTAACACGGTTAATTCCTTGGACGAGCTCATCGCCTTGATTGATGAGCAGCAAGCTGAGCGTCTGATTCTGGAGCTAGATATCACTCGGTACAGTGCTGAGTATGCTAAGGCTCTCAAGCGATTGACTGAGGCTGAGGCTATGCAAGGCCGTCAGCTCGCCTTGGATAATGCCTTCATCTCCTCCAAGAGTGAGGACATTGATTACCTCCGGGATCAGGTGGAAAAGCTACGACCACAGAGTGTGAAGACGGTCTATGTGGCCTTTAAGCGGTTGAGTGCTCGGGAGCGGTCTGCTCTGGACAAGCGTATCAATGAGAAGAAGCTCACTGCTCTCCAGCAATATGAGCATGCTCTCCCTAAGATGTTCCTGGGGATTTATAGCACCCCAGAGGCTGATGATGACCACCTCATCTCTGCTGACTATAAGCTGATCAGCAGCACGTCTGACAAGACCTTACTCACTGGTCGGTATACGTCTACTGTGCCTACGGAGGTGTTCCAATGGCAGGATGGTGCTAGTGGTGTCCGCATCCCCCCGGAAGCATCGGTCCAAGACTTGCCCTAGTCTTGGACTATGCTGACAAGCGGGGCGTAGCTCCCAGCTATATAGAGCAAGAGATTGACCCCCTACAGATGGACCTACTGCTGTGGTGGCGCCACATACAGGGGGTGAAGTGTCCGGGGTGTGGTCGTCCTCTATCTCAGCACCTGCACAGTGACCTCCTTAATCGGGAGGAAACTTACGAGGATTACACTGCATACAGTTACGAGTGCCCCTCCCAGGTGGCACTACGTGTGAGCCAGAGGGCATGGAGGGATGCTAATAAGTCACAGATAGATGCATATAATAAGGGTGAGGGTCCTGATCCTCACCAGGGAGTGTTCTGGATGTCCAGAGGACCAGGGGAGCCCCCCCCACCTGGTGTAGAGTGATATAGAGAGTGAAAGATGTCTAATGATGTAAGGATCCGCCTGAGCCTGGATGGCGTAGGCGGTGTGGTACAGGGGCTAGGTAGCGTAGCTAGCGCTGCTACCAGCGCTAGCGGACAGCTCACCGCCATGGCCACACAGGGCCTAGCCACAGCAGCTAGGGGCTTGCAAACCTTTACGTCTGAGGCATCCCATGCAGTAGGTCTGCTGACTACTAGTGTGGTCAGCAACTACGCACAGTATGAGCAGAACATCGGTGGCATCGAGACGATGTTTGGCTCCTCTGCTGATAAGATGAAGGCCTTCGCGGCTGATGCTTATAAGACCGCTGGACTCAGTGCTAATGAATATATGTCCCAGGTGACGTCCTTCTCTGCAGCTCTACTCCAGGGTCTGGGTGGCGATACTGAAAAGGCTGCTGATCTGGCCAATGTCGCCATGGTGGACATGTCTGACAACGCTGCGAAGTTCGGCACCAACATTGGAGACATTCAACACGCCTACCAGGGGTTTGCTAAGCAAAACTACACCATGCTGGATAACCTAAAGCTTGGCTACGGTGGCACTCAAGCAGAGATGGCTCGGCTCATTAACGATTCGGGCGTTCTTGGTGATACTATGACCGTCACTGCTGAGAATGTGAATCAGGTATCGTTTGATAAGATCATTGAGGCTATCCACACTGTGCAGGATAGGATGGGCATCGCCGGTACCACAGCTAAGGAGGCTAGTGAGACGATCTCTGGCTCCATTGACTCCCTTAAGGCCTCGTGGGCTAATTTCCTGGTAGGGCTCGGTAGGGATGATGCTGACATTGCTGCTCTACTAGGTCAAACTCTGGATTCATTGGAGACGGTGATCCAGAACATTACTCCGGTGATCCAACACATCGGCGAGAATATGAAGACTTTGGGTCCTCTGATCAGTGAGATGATCAGTGAGGTAGTAGGCCTCTTAGTAGAGGCCATACCTGTACTATTAGAAGCTGGTATCAATATGATTGCTGGTCTAGTACAGGGGCTCACGGAGAGTGCTCCACAGATTGGTCAGGTGATTGGAGACTTGATTCCTGCCATGGTGGAGCTGATCGCCATGGCGATCCCCTCCCTAGTGGAGGCTGGTGCTACAATCATCCTGAATATTGCCCAAGGCGTGCTAGACCATAGCGACCAGATATTTTCGGCTATTTCTACGGCTATCATCCAGCTGATCCAGATCGCAGGGGAGTTCCTTCCCCAATTCTTGGAGATGGGTGCTCAGCTCATCGTAGAGCTAGCCGAAGGCCTCAGCCAGGATGGTGGCAGGACTGTAGATGCTATCGTTACCACAGTGCAAAAGCTAGGTGAAGCTATCACACAGAACCTCCCCATCATCCTACAAGCCGCTGGAGAGATTATTCAGGCGTTACTGGATGGCATTATCCAGGTATTGCCATCCATGATCCCTGTGGCTGTAGACATTCTGCTGAACTTGGCACAGTTCATTGTGGACAATCTGCCTCCGATTCTGGATGCAGGCATTCAGGTGATCGTGATGTTGATGAATGGCATCACACAAATGATCCCTGAGCTCATTCCTATGATCATTGACCTGGTAGAGAAGCTCATCTGGGCGATCATTGATAATCTCCCTGCATTCATTGAGGCTGGTATCAAGATGATCATGGCTCTAGGTGAGGGCATTATCGATAATATCCCCCGCTTGCTGGAGGCTATCCCACCTATGATCAATGCTCTGATTGATGTGATAACGGAATATGGTCCGGAGCTAGCATCCGTCGGTCTTAAGCTGCTGATTGCTCTGCTGGACAATGCTCCACAGATTCTAGACGCCTTGATTGATGGCATCGGTAATATCCTTAGCCATACCCTAGATGCTATGCAGGACAGCTCTGGCGAGTTCGCGGAGATGGGTGGTGAGCTCCTCAAGGGCTTGGTGGAGGGCTTCCTCAAGCTAGGGAGTTATGCTATCCGTAAGATTCAGGAATTCCTGGGTGACCTGGTAGATGGTGCCATGGAATACCTAGGAATTCACTCCCCATCACGGGTATTCCGGGACCGCATTGGTGAGCCAATTGTGCAGGGCATCGCCGTAGGGATTGAGCGTGCTGAGGGCGAGGCACAAGCAGCCATGCAGCACGTTAATACAGGTCTGGTACGCACAGCAGAATCTGGACGCACCGAGCTCACCCGGGTAGCACGTAGTACCACTACCGACCTGCAAGACATCTGGGACGAGCTAGATGCAGCCTACCATGGAGGCGATTGGGGCTATGGGACCATCGCCAAGTATGTAGGCGATGATGCTGCTAGGTGGGTCACAAATGTGGCTGGAGGTCTAGGCCAACAGATCAGCAGCACACAATCATTCTTTGCTGAGTGGGCTAAGAATCTGCAGGAGGATGCCAAGCAGGTGCCACGCACAGTAGCACACAGTGTGGTCTCCACGACAGATCAAGCAGTCAAGACCACACGTAAAGAGTCTGACCGCTTGGTAGATAGCATCAACGTTATGTGGCAGGAGGTCCGTGCTGCATGGGAAGGGGATGACTTCGGCATGGCTGAGACTCAGCGATTCTTTGGCGAACGCGGAGGCACCTGGTTGCTAGATGTAACCAGCACTATGGGTGAGCATTACCGTGCTGCTACGTCCCAGTTGAATGATTGGACGCAATCCCTCCAGCGCACGTACGACCGCGTAGCAGCAGATGGCCAAGCAATGCTGAGCCGTGTGGTCGGGCATGTAAGTGGATTCCAAGCTCGCATGGAGCAGGCCGGATTGCAGTTATGGAACTCCCTAGCTGCTAGGGTAGACCAGGCTAAGAGCTACATCACTGAGCGTGTAACTGTCATCACTGATGCTATCCAGGAGAAAGTTCATGCATACATAGATCCCATCGCTGCTGAGGGTGAACGTCTGCTACAGTCTATCACCAGGGAAGCCCAGACTGCTGAGGCTGACGTCCGCAGGGACGTAGGTAATCTGCTCCAAGGCATCATCCAGACTGTGGATGACGCTACAGGAGGTATGGCTACCAGTGGCATCAATCTGGTAGAAGGTATGTGGCGGGGTGTGGAGTCACAATCAGGCTGG